CTCGGAAATATCCCGCCAGTATTCCAATGGCTCAACGGCTTTGATGAGACTATCCCGCTGCTTGGTGACGGTGATGAGTTCGCGTTCGAGTTTGCGGGCTAAGTCGGAACGCACAACCATTGGGTGAGCGCGGGATGGCCATGTCATACACGGGAATTCGTGTTCATCCGTGTCAGGTGTCGGTGTGTCGTTCGTAGTTCGATTGACGGGATCTAGCCCTGCGTCTCTAATTTGTTCGTGGATTGGGCTGTCGCTCCATGTTGGTTGTGTGTTCATTCGTTCCAAATTCGTATTTTTAGTTTCTTAGCGAGTCCGACAACTGCATCGGCTTCTTCCTCATGCGTGAAATGGTGTTGCGTCTCGCTCTTGTAAGCAAGCCATTTTCCATCTTTTGTTTTCATCGTGTGGATATTTTTCGCTTCCATCCATTTCAGGCGTGGGGAGAGTTCCTCCGGTAGTTCTGGGAATAGGTTCATAGCAGTTCAGATTTCAGCCGTCCGACTTCCAGCCCCCTCCCCGTCTCGATTAGGCAATGGTCAATACCGATCATGTCTAGGAGGACGTTGGTTAGCAACTCTCGCTCCGTTTTATTGTAGGATGTAGTGATTGACTGGTAGCCTAGTCGTTCAGCTTCTTCGATTGAGTAGGTTGGTGGTATTGGTGGTTGGTTCATATTATTTGGAGATTATTTGTTCAGGATTCCTGACTATCTGTGCGTATCCCATAGAGGATTCCGTTTTCTTCTTGGAGATTCCACCCATCATCTTCTGCGTTGTTTGGTCCTGGGCATTGGCAGTCTGCATAGTGTTCCATGTGAAAAGCGCACCAAGGTTCTCCGCAGCATTCGCATTCTGGGAGTTCGTCTGCAAAGACAATGCGGATTCGCTCCATTGATTTGCCATCGCTTGCGCGATACCTTTGTATGTTGTTGATCTGAGTTTCCATCTGTCGTCTGAGGGGGCTAGTTTGTTTTGTCCGCCGTCTGTTTGATTAGCCCATCTAGGCTTTCCGTTTACGATTCTTGGCGGGACAGGATCGGTTGGCAAGAGTTTAGGAAGATTCTTTAGCCAAAGGCACGTTGATTTACTGGCATCATGTCCGAAATGGTAAGGCTGAATGATTTGATCTGGCTTGCGGATTCTGCTTGAGATAATCGACACGGGGTTTTCTAGCGCAATGTGCGGAATGTCTGCCGATAGCAATAGCTTAACGAAGTCTAACGCCTTATCGGTTTCCTCCCATCCTCGGCCTCGGTTGTTCCAGTGGATTCCCGAAACGCTCAAATAGGTGCATGGAGGATGGCAAATCATCAAATCCCATCCTTGGTCTAATACGTCCCTGACATCCCCTTGGTAGTGATTGCCTGGAATGTCCGTGGGAAGTATGTCGCAACTCATCGCGTCATGTCCCTGAGCGACAAACGCATCACGCACAGTGCCGGAATACTCGCAAGCAATTAAGATTTTCATTGGCTGTAAAAGTCATCCGCTTTGTAGTCGTCTGAGAGATATGTACAGTGACCATTGAAGCAAATGATATTAAAGTCTCCGCTTTTGTTTTCCTTGACGGTGTATCCGCCGTTTTGCCAGTTAACAACGATTCCGTTTCTTACTGCGGCTTTGATTTCTTTGATGGTTTTGTAAGTGTTCATGTGTTTATTCGTGGTCTCTAGCTGCTATAAGGTGTTCCGGTATCCCGTGGTATCGGGTCTGGATTCGGTCAAAGTCATCTCCCCCCGCGCAATGCGGTTCAGTGTCCGGTAGGGGAGTAGGGGATGGTTTACTGCTTAGTGCTTTCATCTTCTCTAACCATCCCTCCTGAGGGTAGGTTTTATTGAGGAGGAGGAACGCTGCTGGCGGTAAGTCGTAATCGTGATTCATTGCGTCTCGTCTTGGTAGTCCTTAATGTCTTTAAACATCTGGTCAATAACTCCTTTCACTTCATCCCATTCCTCTGGGTCAAAGGCTACGGTTTGACTTGTATCAGAACTTATGTCCATCTGCTGTTTGACTTGGATGTATTCCCCTCCAGCCATATCCTCAATAGTGATGACGGTTGCCTTCTCCGAAAAGATAGGTTCGCCAGCGGGTAGGACGGTCATTTGTGTGATTCGTGATGTGTATTTCATATTTTTAGTTTAGTGTTTCTTTCTGAATGATTCCCAAGTGAATGCGAGTTTCGCCCCGTTCTCCTCAATCCTGTCAATCACGGCAGGGGACAGCGTAGAAGCCAGCCTCTCCCAAGTGTAGTTGGAAATCAGGATTGTCGGCATTTCGGCGGCATATCGCGCATCAATAATCGCGGTTAGCTGCCTATCCTCGTATTGGGTTTCCCCGCGCTCCTGCACCTCATCAATCACAAGTAAGGCGGCTTCGGTGTAGTCTGAAACCACCTCCTTCTCCGACTTCTCACTTCCACTTATATAAGTGGATTTGATCGTAGAGAAAAGGTTGACTGCCGTAGTGTAAATCATCGGGCGTTTCTTCGTAATTGTTGACCAACCTATCCCGCCAGTGCCGATATTCGGGCGTTTTGACTTGTGCGCTCTAGCTACCTCCCATGCCATGCGGGTCTTACCTGTGCCGTAGCCTCCGTAGAGGATTGTAATACCTCCAGAATCGGTTACAGCGAGTGCTTTGGAGTAGTTAGCCAGCCAACCCTCACCTCCCGCTGGTGGGGCATCCTCGTAGCGTTTCGGGAATCCTCGTAGTAAGTTCATTTTTATTTGTGGTTAATGGTTCAAACTCCGCACATTCCCTCGCACTCAGCTTGGAAATCCCAAACTTGCTGACCTTTGTCCTCGTCGTTGTTGAAATCAACCTCGCCAAGCGGTTTGCATGAATTATGAAGATAAACCTCCATTTTCATCCGTCTGTTGTGGTATTTATGAGTCATTCTAAGCAACTTATCAAATTCAACAGCAAGCCTAAATTCGTGTGGTTCTTCATCCCTGAGTCTGCGCCATTCTGTATCGCTATGAAATGGACAATAGTAGCAAGCTGATCTTGGAGGTTCTGGATACCCGTTATTCTTCATCCAATCTAAGCAAATTCGCCTAGACATACGCATTTCGATTAAAGGCCACCTGTGTTGAGTCCAAGCAAAACGACTACCCTTCATTCTTTGTAATTCATCCCAACTAATCCCAATCCATTGCGTTACCGTGCATTCTTTTTGTCCTCTAGTGACATTGCACTTTTCTTTGATCTTCTTTAAGATTGGTAGGATTTTGTAATCATTAGTGCATTTCCTCCCAATGGCGGCGGTTTTCTCTCCACTTGGAAGTATTCCAAAAGCTGGGATGAGATTATTTACTCGCTCCCCACTTCCATCTTTCCTTTCGTGGATTTTGATGCTATCGTCGGTAAGATTCCCCTTTGTGACGCGATAAACAGGGTAAGGTAACTGAGTCTCTAACCAATCAAGCCAATCATAAACGCTCTGTGGCTCTGCTTGCGTATCAGCAAAAACAGCGAAGTCTGGCATAGGAGTGATCTCTCCTTTAGCCGCCATTAGAGCAAGGCAGGATGATTGAACTCCCGCTCCAAGGTTAAGGACTGTGTATTTCGTTTCCGGTGGTGCTGTGAATAGGTTCATCGTGGTAGATTAAGGAGTTGAGACACGGTGTAGCTGCCACCTTTAAGGATGTGCGAGTAATCGACCGGAAGTGTCGGCTCGATCCTCTCGGAATCCCCCGTTCGGAATAGCACCTCCGCTGCTTGGCTGATGCTGCAATTCCTCTTCTTTGCGAGTCGCCTAATGCGCTGGTTAGTTTCCTCCTCCAGCCGGAGAACTACTGTGGCTTTCTTCTCCCAAGGTTTGTGCCGTGGTCTCCCGCAGACGATGTTGAACCCGTTGTCGCTTGCTCTCATACTGCTTTGTATTGGGCAAAGGTTTTTCCGTTGCGGGTGATCTTAGTGGTTACGATTGCTAGTCCACCCTTGCGGAGTTCAGCTATTCTAGCGGCGAGTCGCATACATCCCCATTTCTCAAGGGCTTGCAGGGGTGTTAGCTTATAGCCACGGAGTAGCCATGCTTCTATCTTCTTCGTCGTGCTTGGTTGTGTGTTCATGGTTTTGTGTTCGGGGTTAGGGATTGGAGGACGGATTCTATCTCTTTAGAAACGTCTTCCCAGTTGCATTCAAATTCAGGATAGCGAAATCTATTTGCCGCAATTTCCAAAGCCTCTACCAACATATCCCGCTGCTCGGTGACTGCGGCAAGTTCACGCCTCAATACGCAGTTGGATTTCTGGCACTCAGAATGGCAGGTGTGGATTCCTGCCACGTCAAGGCGGTCGATTTCTGCAAGGGCGATAGTAAGTTCGCGCTCTAGTTTTTGTGATATTTGATAGACTTTGACAAGGCTATCTCCTGCTGCGTCTGTTCTAGGTGTTGGTGCGTTCATATTAGAAAGTTTGCCCTGTTTCGATACTCTGGGCGAGAGGATTGTTTGCCGTCGAAACTCGGCTGTTCACATCAGAAAGGGATATTATCGTCCTCCTGGGGCGCGTATCCGTTCGCCTTGGATTGGTTGTGAGCGTCATTTCCGGCGTATGGCTTCGGCTCGTAAAACGAGATCCAGCCGCTCCACTCCGGCGAAACGGGCATCCCGTCCAGCTTGAGTGAGAGGTTGCCGTTATCGTTTTCAAAGACCGCGCCGACTGTGAGGTAGCGTTTCTTTTCCGTTCCATCCTTTGCCGTGTATTTGCCCACGGTGGCTACTGCGTCATATTTCTTTTTCATAAAATTGGTGAGCGTTTTTTGGGATGCGCTCGCCCCCTTTGCTCCTGCTCATCGTTTTCCATGGATGAGCGAGGAAATTGTTTATTGAGGCATTCCGTCCATCCAGTATGTGCTAGGCGTAGAGGGTAATGTTGACGTGATTGCCACGCATTGCAGTATCTCAAACGACTGTCCTGGATGCAGGGCGGCTAACCGATGGGACTCCTTTTGAGCTGAGTAAAGACTTTCATGCCGTGCGCTTGGCGGGTGTCCACTTGATTTGAAAACGTAGTAGTATGGTTTCATAGGTAAGCTGGTTTATCGATTAGGGTGATTCCTTCATGCTGGCGAGGCCATACGTCAATCGCGACACATGATTGCCACTTAGCGAGCGCGTTCATGTATCCGGCGCGTCCTGCTTCAATGAGTTCTGGCGATATTTCCACCCATGCGGATTCGTAAGGCTCGGAGACTTCGATGAAGCAGATGACGAAGCGGGTGCGCTTTTCTCCACTGGCGGCGTTCCATAAGTCAAGGTAGAGCGCGGCTTGCCAGTGATACCCACGGGAAATGATAGTTCGTGAAATGTCAAACAAGCTCCCGATTCGTGCCGTTGTTTTCAGGTCAACAAGCAAGTCCAGACCGTCAGGCACAAGGTCAATCATCCCCTTGATCTGGGTTGCTCCGATCATGCCAAAAACAGCAACCTCGGTTTTGTATCCACCGCCGAAACGATATTTGTAATCCTCTGAGAATACCTGTTCACAGCCGGATGCGGCGCGAATATCATCCTCAGTGGCGATCATTTTGCCCATTTCCCGCTGGTCGGCTTTCCATTCTTGGGCGGCTTTCGTGCGGAAGTCGGCGTAAGGCGAAACGGCGGCGACTTGATCTAGTGGGATGTTTGGTTCCAGAATCGCTGAGTGAATCAGCGTTCCTAAGTCCATTGCGTGGGTTGCCTCCCTGCCAGATGAATGCCTCCACTTGTAGGGCGATTCGTTGAAATCCCAAAGAAGGGACTTGGAGACGGGGGCTTCAAGGTTCCGTGGGTTTGCGGAGCGTAGGTAATACGCTTTACCTAGGTTATATTCAATTTGTGCGTTGTTCATTTAAACAGTCGTTTGATTTTCTGGATCGTGGTTAGTTTCGGCTTTCCCATTGCAAGGATGAGCGCGAGGGTTAGTCCAATGTCGCTCCCGATGGCACGGGTCGGCGTGTGGAATGGTGTGTGGGTTATTCTCATGCTGTGGCGGTGTTTGCTTTGTTCTTCGCGATAAACGCCTTGTCGATGGCGGGGACTTTATCGGTCGTTAGCTGCCCGATGGACTTGACTCCATAATGGCGAAGGAAAGCGGCTTCGTCGATATTCAGCGACTCGATGCTTTCCTTGATCCGTGCAGCTTCTCCGCTGGAAATTAACGGGTAGGTTGCAGGTTTCGTATGCGCGGCGGTGTTCCCGTCATCGTCTTCCTGAGCGACTCCGCAGACAGCGGCGAGCGAGTAGCGGCGAAGGTAGGTTGTTGCGGCTCCAATGCCCTGCCCGTCCACTTTAGCGGGGACGCATGACATAGTGCCGCAAATGTAACCTCCCCCGCTGTGGGCGATTGTGGTGGTTACATGACAAGTCGCTCCATCGAATGACGGGGATTGAATAACAGACAACCCGTTGGCGGCTAATACCGGACGGACGGTGTTGAGGACTTCAGCCAAATCCGCATATTTAGATTTGAAGTGCGGATTAACTGAGCCTTTTGTGGCGTTCTCAACTTCTCCCTGCATTTTCGCTAGGGCGGTGAATAATTCTGGTGTGCTGTGTTCTAGGTTCATTTTGTTTTTGTTTGTGGTGATAGTAAGGAGGGTTGAACTCCTCGTTGGTGATGTTTTACGGTTTGCCCTGTTCGTCGGCAAGGATATTTTCTGAATATTTTTGCATGATTTTTTTGACACGTTCGCGGGTGTTTTCGCAGTATTGGAGTTGGCTAAGAATCTTCGCCCTGGCGTAAACTGCGGATGTGTGATGGATGCGCCCCACAATCTCACAAGCGGATTGCAGGGAGTGAGATTCCGCCCATAAAGTCATAACGATTTGACGGGCTAGGGCTTCCGCGAAGGTTTTCCGCTTTCCGGTGATTGATTCCGGCGAAATTCCCATCACATCGGCGGCGGCGCGGAGCAAAACGGGTGCGTTGTCGATTAACATACGCCCCCCTTCCTGAGTGTGCGGAGCATCTGCGCGGCTGATCTGCGGTCACATTGCACGGTAGGCTCATGGCGAGCGTATTTAATGCCGATACCAGCGTATTTTTTCAGCTCCCCGCATACGGTGTAATACCCCGTATAAAGGCGGGTTTCACTGTGTAGGGTATGAATCTGCCCGTATTGACTGCGATGCGTCACAAATGGCGGTTTCCGGCGCGTTACGGGCGGCTCTGGTTCATCCATTGACGGGTCGTAATCTGGGTCTGGATACGGCGGTATTTCGTGTGCGGATTCGTAAAATGTGTTCATTTCGTTAGGAGGTAGGTGGTTAGTGAGGAAACGATGATAGCGACTGCGAGAAGTATCCACACGCCAAGCGGCGAGGGTTCCGGCGGTCGTTTCCTATTCAGATTCCGGCGTGGGTTGTCGATGATAGTGATGGGAAGAAAAGTGTCTCCCCCTTGCGTTGTGTGTGTATTCATGTTTTTATTGGTGAGATCGTTTGAGTTTTCCGTTTCTGATACATCCTCCGCTTGCTAGGAGTTGATCGTTTTTCCCATAGGGCTTTCGCTTGCTAAGCCCTGCGGCTTTCCAGCATCGGCGCATTTCTGCGGCATCTTCTTCGGGTGTGCTTGGTATTATTTTCATGGTTCGTTTTCTGGTTCGTCTGAGAATGTGTCGATGTAATCGCAATGATCTTCCGGTTCCTCCCATCTTTCGGGGGTAGGTTCCGGCGGCGCGGATAGTTTGCTGCGGTCTTCGTCGGGTAGGATCATGGCGTGGTGATAGTGGGGTTTTCGGGTAACGTGTCGAGAAGAAAGAATAACCTATTCATGATTATTCTATCCAAGCGGGAAAGCTCGGCGGCGGTGATAGTGCCAGCATGATAGTGACGGTCTAGTTGCTCTTCCCGCTTGGCGAGTTCTTCGCGTGTGGTAGCGGAGCGGATTCGGTTTGATAGTGCGGCGTAAGTGGTCATGTTTGTGATAGTGATGATAGTGCAAGGGATTGAACCTTGCCTGGATGTTTCACAGCATGGATTTGAGTTCGGCTTTGATTCTTTTGGCGGTATCGCCTTTCCATGTGCTAGCATTGGAAAGGAAATATCTGACGATACCTTTCCCTGAGTCGTATCCATGGGTGTCTTGGATATCGCCAAGGCTTCCCATTGCGTCCAAGTAGGGCGCGGCGGCGTAGTTTACTTTTTTCCAGTCCTTGCGAATTTCGCTGGCAATGGCATATAGTGGGCGTGTTTTTTCTGTTTTCATCGGTGTGTGTGTGGTCATGTTTTTGTTTGTTTTATGGCTTTGTGAGTGATGCGCGGCGGAAAGCCTCAGCGTCTGAGATTCCGCCTAGTTTGCCGTTTGATACGGCGATGGCGAGGGCGAAGCTGGCGAGGGTTAGGATTAGGTAAAAAAAGTTTTTCATGATAGTGTTATGATAGTGAGAAGGGATTGAACCTTCCTGGGTGTTTGATTTACTTTGTGGATATAACGAAGCCGCTTTCGTCGGCTTTGCCGGCATTCCCTTTCGCACGCAATCCGACGATCACGCTTGTTTCGTCCCAAAATCGAATGTCTGTCAAATCTCCATCGATAACCTTCCTGCCGGCCCACGTAGCAGGAAGCGGCTCTCCTTTCCTAGTATCAAAAACAGCGGCGACATTGGCGACCGTATCAATTACGGAAAGGACGGCGTGAGCATTTGATTCCGACCGTGAGAACGTGATGTGGTAGTTTGTTGGCATTTTCCCTTGGCCGTATGCAATGGCGCGGGAAGGGTTTTTCGTGTAATCGTAAAATTGAACGGAGGGGAATCTTTCCATAAGTGAAATGCCAAGATCACCCTTTAAGTTTTCCCAAGGAAGATCGGATGTCCCATTTAAACGCACGGCAGGAATCATTCCCGCTTTAATCGCCTTACGTTCTAGGGCTGCAATGTCTAGAGCAAGCATTTCCACAAAGGCGCGGGGATTTGAGTGAAATAGTTTCGTCTTTGCTATTCTAGCACGTTGAACGGAATTGAATGCTCCCCGACCTGCAGAGTAGAGGCAAGCGGCGGCGCATCCAGCGGATGCGAAAGGACAAAGATTTTTACCCGCTATAGTGTGCGGTGCAAGGTAGAGAATTCCGGTCAAAACTCCCAGGTCTTCACCCTTGGAAGTTTTTGCGTTTGATACGCCTAATAGGCTATTCCGTTTTTGTGTCGTTTTCATATTTTCGTTTGTTTGTTTGTTTGTTTGTTTGTGTGGGTTAAACTAGAGCTTCACGGGCTGAAAAGTTGAAAATTTCACCATTAGGATTCTCCCAATAGTTAAATGTAAAACAAGGGCTTGCTGAATTGCGGTAAATTCCAGCGCGGGTTTGCACTCTTTCACAGATTGGCCAGTTTAGAAATTGTTTGATGCCTACGCGTGGCTTAGTCGTCATGACTTCAATAAACTGGAGTTCATCCAATAGCGTAGCGTTTCCGGTGTAATTTACGGGGAAGTATGTTTTCATTTTCGTTTTTTAGTTTGGTTAGGTGTGCCGTCACTGGCAACACCGGAAACCTACCAAGCGGGTGAAGATTGTCGACATTTTTTTGTCTACAACGTGAAAATATATTCTCACTTTTTACTTGCCAAGCTAGCAAGCACTACAGCCATAAGGCATTCCTGCGATTCCATGCCAGGCAAACAAGCGGAAAATAATTTGCGGCGAGCGTCATTTTCCGGCGATCATGCGACCAGGAAAGCAAGGCTAGGGATTGCCAGCGGGTACGTACTGGATCAAAGTACAATTACGAAAGCCAAGCGGAAATGACTAGGGAAGGAAGGAAGGAAAGGAAGGAAGGAAGGAAGGAAGCATTCCCACAACCTAGGTGGAAAATCATTCCCACAACCTATTCATCCCCCTTAGAAAATATCGACAACAACAGAAGAGGGCAGTAATGGAATCTGCGGCGTTATGTTCCCTCTTCTCTTCTAATCGTAACCACGTCAAAAAAACTGTCAATGTTTTTCTCAATCCGTTAGAGAATTCCCGTGGAACATTTGCGTGGAACATTATCAAGCGTACGTTTAAAGCGTACGTTTCAAGCGAGTGATCTACCGGACATCGGACACCGGCTACCGGACACCGGACACCAGGTGATTCAAACAAGCGTATGATTCAAACGGACGCTTCAAACGCAAGTGATTTGCAAATGCAAGTTAGTTGCGTTAGGGGGGGAGGGGGTCGCGTGCGCGTGGTGGCGTGGATATCTAAGCGGTAACCCACCCTCCTAAAAAATGAGCAAATGGCGAACGTGCTTGACAAGGTGTGTGAATCTGGTAAGAGTTGTGCATGAGCAGTCCAGTTTCATACGACTTACAGGGTCAAGGCGGCGGTCGAGTTATTACTTCGGCTAGTGGTGCGGTGACGGGGACATTCCGTTGGGTGCAGGTTGTTACTGACACGGTGTTGAGTGTATTTACAGCTCCGAACATTACAAATGCTACGGGATTGCAGACTATTACTATTCCTGCGGGAGTGGGGATTGGTGGTAGGATTACGGCATTAACGGTGACTAGCGGAGTTGTTATTGCATACGACATCTGATGAGTCAGTTTGCACAGAGTGGTAGTGCGATGGATGATGCCCAAGCCTCTGATGGGGATGGAGGGTTTGTGGGTGTGAACCAGCGGTTGCAGTTAAACCAGTTGGAGGTGGGAGAGGTAAGGGAGAGTTTGAATGGGAGGATGGATGGGTATTGGAAGCCTCGTCGTGGGGTTATTGCTCGGACGGGATCATTGACCAGTGGTGGGAGTCCGTTGCAGTTGCCGTTCTTTTTGATTGATGTGGCGAAGAGCATTACTGCGGCTAGTGTTACGGCTGGGGTTGTTACGATAACTACTTCGGTGGCGCATGGGTTGACGGGAAGTGGATTGGCTCGGATTACTGGGCTGGTGGGGAATGCTGTGATGGATGGTGATTTTACTTTGACTGTGTTGGGAGCAAGCACTTTGACGTATCCTGTGGTGGGGCTGACTTCGATTAGTGACCAGACAGGCACGTTGTCCACAACTCCAATTAACGATGCTGCCAACGTGAACGTGAGGGCTTCTTGCTTGTTTAGCGATCCTAATTCTGGTAACGCTGAGAGTGTTGTATTGGCATTGGACTCCAAGGCTATTCTGGTTGATTTAGATGGCTACACCACGCAGGATATTGAGTATCCTACTGGTAAGTCCTTGGCTGGAGATACCGACATGATACAGGCGTTTGACCGTGTGTATCTATTCCGCGATGGTTCTCAAGCGTTTGAGTGGTTCCCCAACGGTCGGCAGATTGAAAGTGCTAGTTCTAGTGCGTTTACTGTGACAATGCGGATCAAGGATCATGGGTTGACCGTGGGGGATTCTATTGTGGTTAGCGGACTGACTGGAGGAGTTCCAGCTAACGGAACATTTGCGGTTGTGACTGTTACCGATAAGGACGTTTTTACTTACACCTTTACGACTTCCCAGACAGAGACTTTTGTAGTTACGGATGCAGTGTTGAAGGCAGACTTTACACTTGTTCCTGGGGGAGCTTTCACCCAGCCACAGGTGTTTGTGTCCACCACTGGAACAGTAACAAGCGGAGTTGTAAGCCTTACAGTTAGCGGCAATACGACTATTGTGAAAGGTGACACGATTGTCGTGTATGAAACAAACATCCCGACATTTAGTTCTATTTCTGGACAAACATTTGAGGTATTAAGTGCCTCATCTACAAATATTTCTTTTATTGCTCCAGTAGCTAATTTAGCAAGTATCCCTGGCGCACAACAAATTGAAATTGGTGGCAGGTTCAGCGTAGGTGGTGGTTTCATTCATCAGCCAGCCCCACCTTGGGGAGTTTACTTTCAGCGCAGGTTGTGGGTTCCATTTTACTACACTCCGGCTGGCACGTTTAGCTCGCCAACCTATACAAATAGAAAGATCACTGATGAGATAGCCGTTTCGGATATTCTGGACAGCCACACGTTTGACCAGATTGCCAACCAGTTCCGCATTACGGGTGGGACGACCGATTACCTTGTGGCAATGCAAGGATTCTACGATGATAACTTGGTTGTTCTGAATCGTAACAGCCTACATATCATAAATGGCACGGGTGGTAGCCTTACTGATACTAAGGTTACGCAGTTGACCACTGAGGTTGGGTGTTTGGCTAAGAAAAGCGTTGTGATGAAGGGGAATGCTATGTTCTTCTTGTCCGATGATGGGGTTTATGCCGTCGAGTTCCTGAATGATTACAACCTTCGGGGTGCAGATGAGCCTATTTCTAAAAATATTCAGCCGTATATCGACCGAATTAACAAAAACCTAGCTGCTGAAGCGGTTGCTGTGCTGTTTAATAACCGATATTACCTTGCCGTAGCGTTGGATTCTATTGCTGGAGCTAATGATGCTGCCGGAAACAATACAATTTTGGTTTTTAACTTCTTGAACAAGGCTTGGGAATCAATCGACACCTTTGGCGCAGGTGATTTTATCATCAAAAACCTGATTATTGGCAGCGCGGCGGAACGAGATAGCATTTATGCGGTAACTTCTTTGGGTGGATTGCATGAATTAGAAGCTGCGGAGAGTTCCCTTGATAACTTATTGTCGGCTGGGGCTGCAACTACCTTTTCAATCAACTCTTCTTTGACCACTAGAGGTTACGCCTTGGGTAATCTTGATCGTAAGAGGTTTACCGATG